AACATATACCTTAACGATCTTACCTTCTTCGTCTTCGAGAGCGAATCCAGTGCTATCATCTTCGTATTCTGCTTTCTTTTCAGCCGTCTTTAGCTTGGATATAACGTCAGCGGAATCAAAAGTTGCGTCCTGAACACCCTCAAACCGCATAGCAAAAACACTACCAGTAGGAACAGCTCTTCGACGCATTTTTCGTTTCTTCTTTTTCTTGCTAACGGGTGTTGCACCAAGAGGTGCGCGAAATCCAGCAACAGCACCGGCAGACGTAGCACCAGCAGCTGCATCCTCTATAATGTCCTGTTGACGCTTTCTTTGAATAATCTCTTTGAGTAATGACATGTAATAGCCCTTATACCGTGTGGTATGGTATTTATTGTATGGGTATTTATGCACGAAAAGAAACCGCCCAGCAATATTGCTGAGCGCTTCTTTTTATAGGAGGATTTTAGCTGATTTCTTCTGTTTGATCAGGTTTAAACGTGCGCCACTTGGGCGAAATTTCTAGCTGCTGAGTATGGGAAGCCCAATCCTCAAACGAAAACGCCTGCCTGGCATAATTGCTAAAATACTCAGAGTATTCTTCATGAAGATCAGCAAGCCGTATCTGTTCCGTATCTTCAAGATCTGTAACATCAATAGCCTTGATGTGTCCAGGAACTGACGTTGGAATGATCGTTCGTTCTGATTTCTCAGAAATGAACTGCACTGGGTCCTCAACAATTGTTTTCGCGTACCTGATTTTTGTAATTTTATTCTGAAGCATCGTCAATGACCAGCACGTCTTCTGTAAAGACTGCATCTTCAGCATCAACTACTGTAGCCTTAGCTGCTTCTGCTGCCTTAGCTGCTTCAGCCGTAGCTGCTTCTTCTGCTGCCTTAGCCGCTGCTTCTGCCTTTTGAGCTTCATATTGTTTGATTCCACCAACAATATTTGCACCTAGATCACGAAGGGCGGATGCAATAAGACGGACTTCGTCTTCGGCCATTGTGTAGCGGTCACGCCACTCTTCATATTTTGTTACCAGTTTCTGAATTTCTTCAGGTAGATTTGCTACTACAAACGTAGTGTCGTCAATTGTTAGTTGTTCGATTGATGCTGCTTCTGTCATTTTATTCTCCTATGAATGTTTATTATATATTAAAACGATTTCCGTTGACAACTAGGTGTCAAATAAATCAATTAGGTCTTTCTTAGGTCCTACATCTTCCTTTTCTGTATCAAGCCACTTATCCTTAGTATTGAGGACTAGCCCCTTCTGACTATTGAGATGATCTTTGATACGAATATTTTTCGTCCACTGCATGTAAACAACCTCACCCTCGCCTTCACTTGAACGTGTTTTCAAAAATTGAAACGCACACTCATTTGCGGCTCGCTGAGCTTTGTTTGCCAGTATGGATATCCAAATATCAGCGGTATTTACTTTACTTAAACCACCGGCTACATGGCTCTGATTTATGTGGGTTTGATCGACGGCACCACGATTTTGTTGTGATGCTGAGGCGATTACAGCTCTATAATCATTGCCAATATCGCGAATCTGCTCGGATACCCTTTTATCCTTCTCGAAAACGTTATCAGCCGAGACCCTTTGATTGGGTTCCATGATATCAAGATAGTCGACAATAATTAGGTCTGGTGTCCGTTTGTAAATCAGCTCATACTCTTTTAGGTATGATCGTATTGTGTTTGGGGTTGTTCCTGATGGCATATACCTAATCAAGAAGTGACCATTATTATCACCGGCAGTTAGAATTGCTTGAGAGATTTCGTCTTTGTGGTATTTCCAAACAGCAGTTGAGATTTCAGATACCATTGTATCGTATCGTTGTGATATTAAATCTTCCGAAAGCTCGAATGAAAAGTACACAACATTGAGACCTTGTTCTAAGAAGTTCAGTCCAAGGTTGGATAGTGTTACTGACTTACCACCACCTGAGTTTGCTGAGAAGACTATTAATTGCCCTCGTTCGACCCCTCCATAAAGAAGATCATCGACCTGTTTCCACCCAGTTGATATTTTAACTCCTTCCTGGCCCATTCTATGTAACCGGCCCTCTGGATCTCTAAAATAGTCTGTACCCATATTACGATTTAACGAAACAGTAACGGCGTTACGAATTTTGTCTTCGATTTCCCCGTACTTCTTCTCTTCGATAAGCGGTACTGATTCTAGAACAGCCTTTTCCATTGCTCGGGTCTTACAAAACTGTTCGACCTCATTTGTTGTGTAATCTAATTGATCTTTGCTAACCTCACGAACCTGAAGTTTTACACCAGTTTCTGCATCGATTTGTTCGACGGCTGGTGTTTGATGATATTGATCGTAGTATTTGTGCACGAACTCTACAGCGTTACGAAACTCTGGATCAAAATAGCTTGGGTTAACAATGCTTGAGCAGAGAGCGTACGTGTCTGGAGACGATATCAAATACTCGATTAAAAGTTTTTGTTTATTATTATCCATATTTGTCCTCTTATTGTAAGGGACATTTATGATTCTGTCAAGGGTTGGTGACTTTTAGCGTCCTACGGCGTTCTTACTAGAGACACACTCGATGCGTTTGAAGTCTCCAACATTGGTGTTGCTTCTAATTGTCCATGGAGCTAGTCCATCCGGACTTGTCATGATGTGAGATACTTGCGGAGATCCAGTTGTCTGTGATCCAACAATTATAAAACCATAATCAGGATCATAAATCATGTCATCGTGAAGTAGGCTTCCAGCCACTCCATCATTTACTCTTGTGTAGCTGCCTCCGCCGTCAGTGCTTCTATAGTGGTTCCCAGCATTATTCCAACCTGCTCCAACCATAATAATACTTCCGTCTGCGTTAGCTGCTATCGCTCTGTTGTCACCCGCCTTCACGATATCAATTGTTGGAGTGTTCCATGTATCGCCATTATCGTCGCTGTAATATGGTATAGTACTACCACCAAATGCTATTTGTCCACCAACAATAATTCGGGTACCAACTGCATATATATTTTCTTGATCGTTTGAAGACGCACCACCTGGTTCTGTAGCAGTTATGACCCAATTTATACCATCAGAACTTCTACCAACCTCATTATTAGAAGTACTACAAAAGAACATTCCTATATCTTTTGCCCAACACATTCCGCTTATAATTGATGATCCAAATGTACCAGAGGTTCGTGGTTCTGAATTTACCCAAGTTATACCATCTGAACTTCGTTGGATTTGTCCTGAATTCCCACCCGTCACAAATATATCTTGAATAGGATCGTATGCAATGCTTCTTGGAGTATGAAAGTCTACCCTTGCAGCCGCAGTCCACGTATCACCATCGTCGGTACTATACACGTGTACATTGCTAGATGAAGGATGCACACCAACAAATTTCGCTTGTGAGGAAGAATACGTCATACCAGAGATTGACATAAAACCTATACCAGTCACAGGGAAGCCCATTGTCTTTCCTGTCCATGTTGTAATGTCATCATCAGAAATCCACTGTGCGTTTTCGGCTGCACCCTCACTACCAAACGTAGACGTAGCAATAACAAACGCACCCTCAACCGGAACAACTGGAACAACAACTGTTGGTACTGGACAATTTTGAGGATTGCTCACAGCAAAAATAGGCGGAAAGACTCCTTCAATTTTTGTTTGATCAATTAATATTTCACCATCAGCAAAAATAAACGAATCCAAAGTGAGCGCAGGACCAACATCCAGATCAGGCCGGAATAATTGGTTACGGTTCTTATCGACGTTTTGGTGTGGTGGATTCGACAACAACACAACCATATTAGGGGATTGGTCGTATGGGAATCCAGATGTGCTCGTTCCCGCCTGGAACAAAACTGTTCCCGCAGATGGAGCTCCAATATCTGTTACAGGATCTCCTATATCGATTGTCATTACAGTGTATATTTGACCGTTAACAAAAATCTCCGATACATCATTCCATGCGGATGTGCTAACCGGCGATCTCGCTTCATAGTCTTTATAGACAGCTGATTCAAAAGCCGTTTCGTCTAGTGTTTGTTGGTCAAGGTAATAAATTCGGACGAGTTGTAATCCTGCTGTTGTACCCGCGGGAAATTGTCCCGACTCACAATCAATACCAATCGTTAAAATATTGGATTGTGAAACAGGCAGATACGTTATGCCTGGGTCAATAGTTTCAACTGTTTGTGTAAATGCCGACGATCTTGCAATAACTTGAGCCAGACCCGATTCAGGTCTGTCGAAGCGAATTGTCAGATTATTTTTGTCAATAAGAGTTATCGACTGTGGCTCAATTTCAAGCCTAGATTTAACAACTACCCCATCAATTAATTCTTCCCGATTAACGAGAACTTGAACAGACGGGTTTACTCCAAGGTCGTGCTCCACCAACCACACAGAATCGGCAATAGCCTGGGTGTGATCGTACAACACATTTCGTTTTATGTAATTCGTTAGTCCTGTGACATCAGACGGAAACTTTCCTACTGCAAAATCTTCAAGTCGTTCCAGCCTGTACATTCTTCCTCGGCACCTGTTAGTGATAACACACCCACCGATAGTCTCCAACCCAGTAGGTTGCTCGATGAGCTCAATTTCACGATTACAGTTTGTACACTTGTACCGAATTACCGACATGTTTACCCTAGTGCCATTGCTATCCCACTCGTTCGCTGGAGGTATCCTTTCTCAAGCTCGTCGTTAGGCTTTATCTCTGCAACGATGTTTGACACATACAATTTTGCCGACCCTTCCTGATTAGATGCCATCCAAGGCATTAGCTGAACTGCAAGACCGGCACCATTAGGTGCTTGTGCAATACCAATCATGTTTGGGCGATCAACAATTATGTAATTCTTACTCTCGTCACGTTCTGCTACTCGGGTGATAATTTCCTCACCTGAAGCAAGTTTAAATGCTGCTACTTCCATTATATTTCTCCTTTATTTACTTGTGGGCGCGGTAGTTAAATGTTGCCCAATTCTGATATATCCGATAATAGCACATCATACTCGAATGCATCAACTCGTGCCGCATAGTAATACGGAATGTTGTAGAAAATGACCTCAACTTCCTTTTTAATACCTTCAAATAGGTTTTCACGAGTATACGTGAACTTCAAAAGGTCGTGAATGATTTGTTCAGCCTTCTCGTTATCAAATTGTTCGAAAAGTGAATCAAACACTTGCTGGTAGTCGTTTGATGAGTGCTTGACCTCTGCACTATACATGAAGTTATACCCATTCTTAGGGAAGACGTAGAACAAATCTGCGTCGGCTACATGTTCTGTTAGTCGGCTGTTTGTAAACACAGCACGCTGACGTAAGTCACGGACATCTTCGACAAAAGCGTCGTTAAATGTTTGGCTGAATTTGGTTTGGTCTCTATGCTTCCGGACTTTAATCTTTTGAATGTCGTTATACGCAGTGGGAAGCTGTTTAAATACGGGAAGTTCCTGAGCCTCGCGAAGGAATGACGAGCATTCCTTCGCGATTTTACTCAGAAGATGTTTGTATTCAATGAAAACAGGATTATCATTTTCAAAAATTTGATTGATGCGCATAAATGGTATTTATCATTACCCTTACGCGCTTTCCTGTTGTCTCACCTCAGTTTTCATCTTAGCGATGTTGTCATTAGCGGCGCTAATGACTTTTGGCAACATATAAATGGGTCCTCGCTGGATATCATCTATAAGATAGCAATGATCCACCTGATACGAATAAAGAGTTGTACCCTTTGTTGCCTTCGCTCTCAGTGGGCCAAATACTTCATCAGCCATCTTCGCAAACGTGTGATTAAGATAACTCACCACTTGCTCAACGTTGATGCTTTTTACGTCGCCCTTGTCTTTTTCAAACTTCGCCATAGTGAAGCTCCTAAAACAAATTAAAAACACGCATTGAACGGTAATCAATGCCCCCAACCAACATATCAAATATACATGATTTTTTGGGGGTATGGCAACTAATATTTTTACCGTTGAAATAAGTTGCTGATTGCCGTAATGTTCTCGGAGTGGTTCCCAAACACAATAAATAATTAAAAAGGGAAACGCTCCGACTTTCAGAAGTTGGACCATTTATATAACAATTAATTAAAAATTACATCTTGCCGTGCACAGCATTTGCGAGATTTTTTGACAAAATAATAAGGAAGAAGAATGTCAAACGAGTTTGAAGAGTGGTTTTCGAACCAGCTTAATATAGACCTTAAGCAAGAGTTACAGCAATCAGAATCAACAACGTTCGAGGACACATTTTCAAAGGAAGTTTGGGAAACAACCTACAAAGATCATAAAGATACAACGATCGACGACACTATTTACAGAGTCGCAGCAGCTGCCGCTAGCGTAGAAAGAACACCAGAACTTCAACAGCAGTGGATTCGCAATTTCTATCACATGCTGAGCCAATTCCGCTCTACAGCTGGTGGTCGAATATATTCAAACATTGGTACTGAGTGGAATGGTACAACGTTAATGAATTGCTTTGTAGCACCGCGCCAATCATCAGACATAGATTCTCTTGATGGTATTCTTGTAAATCTACGCAATCAAGCACAAACTCTGAAGGCAGAAGGTGGTTGGGGCGAGAACTTTTCATATATTCGTCCACGTGGCACATTCATTCACGGCATTGGTGTAGAGACGCCAGGTTCAGTGAAGTTCATGGAAATCTTCGATAAATCCTCCGAGACGATTACAGCTGGATCAGGTAAGAAGAGTACAAACAAAAAAGCCAAGGGCAAAATTCGTAAAGGTGCAATGATGGGGGTGCTTGACATTTGGCATCCGGACGTCATTGAGTTTATTACCGCAAAACAACAGCCTGGACGTTTAACTAAATTTAACATTTCGGTGAATTGCACAGACGAATTCATGAAGAAGGTAGTTCGTTTACAGGAATTAGGAGTGCAACTAGAGCAGCAAAAACAGGTTCTCCGAGATGCGCTTCAGTGGTGTGAAGATAATCCAGATAGTTTAGGCATGGGAACAGGCCCAGACATTACTGCCTTCGAACATGAGATTAAATCCACAGAGAAAGAAATAGAATCTACCAACACGTGGGACCTAAGATTTCCTGATACCCAATTCTCCAGGTATAAAGAGGAGTGGAGTGGACATCTCGGTAAGTGGGAAGCCAAAGGCTATCCAGTTATTGTGTATAACACGGTGAAAGTATCTTATTTGTGGGATTTGATGATGGAATCAACCTACAATCGTGCTGAACCAGGTGTATTGTTTCTTGACAGAGCAAATTACTTCTCCCCACTAAACTATGCTGAAACAATTCAAGCAACGAACCCGTGTGGTGAGCAAACACTAGCTCCGGGTGGTGTTTGTAATTTAGGATCGATTAATCTAGCAAAGTTTTTAAACGACGACAGAACTGGATTTGATCTCCCCGCACTTGCTAAGATGTCTAGATTTATGGTTCGATTCCTAGACAACATTAACGATATTTCTGAAGCACCACTTCCTGAATATGAATACTCAATGAAGAACAAACGTCGAATCGGCGTTGGTATTCTTGGTTGGGGTTCAGCGTTGTTTATGTTGCGCACTCGATTTGGATCACAACGAGCAAGTGAGCTTCGCGAACAAGTAATGAGGACAATTGCACAAAACGCGTATGAAGCGTCTATCGATATTGCAGAAGAGAAAGGAATGTTCTCTTTGTGCCAACCCGAGAAGCATGCGGTTAATCCTTTTGTTCAAAACTTGGAGCTGTCTGCAGACTATATGGAAAAGTTGCGCCGTGTGGGAATTCGAAACAGTTCACTTCTTTCCGTTCAGCCTACCGGAAACACTTCGATTCTCGCTAATGTGGTTTCGGGTGGACTAGAACCAATTTTTATGCCCGAGTACATTCGCACGGTAATCGTTAACACGCTTCCTGATCACATCGCTGATGTAACACCTAAATGGTTTGAAGGTGCGTGGCATGAAACAGATATGTTTAAGTTCACGAAGGAAGGCGACGAAGAGATATTGAAAGGCGTTGACTCCAAAGGAACAGTATATAAGATTGATATAAATCGTGGTCTAACAAAAGAAGTTTTGTGTGAGGACTATGGGGTTCGTTATCTAAAAGCTCGTGACCAGTGGGATCCTACAGCCGCTTGGGCAGTGACAACAACAAACCTACGAGTTCAAGATCATGTAGAAGATTTGAAGGGATTTGCCCGTTGGGTTGATTCGGCAATGTCAAAGACAGTGAATGTTCCTAATGAGTATCCTATTGAGGCGTTTAAAGAAATCTATCTCGATTCGTACAATAGTGGATATGTTAAGGGTGTCACCACATATCGTTCTGGCACAATGACTTCCGTTTTGTCAGCAAACGAAGAAAAGACAGCCGAGCTGAACGACGATGAAATTATTCTCGATGATGTAAAACTACCAACATCAGCACCAGCTGTTATGAAGACGATCCGCGCCGAGAACCGTAAGTGGTATTTGACAGTTGTGTACCACGAAGATAATCCGAGTCGCCCATTTGCATTGTTCGTAAAAACAAACGCACATGAAAAGAGTGTCCTATCAGATCAAACAGCAGCGGTGTTGTTGAAACTGGCTCGTGATAAGGGTATTCCGGAGCACCACGTAGCAGACGTAGAACAAAAACTTATTGGCGATATTAACTCGAGCAAAATCACTCGTTTGGTTAGCTTTTGTCTGAGACACGGCGTTCTAATTCGCAATATAGTTGGTGCCCTAGACAAGGTAGAAGATGCCTATGCTGGTTCATTTGTATTCCAGATACGCAAGTTCCTACAGTCTTACATCAAGGATGGTGAGCGTTCTGGTGAAAAGTGTACCGAATGTAGCGGTGATATTGTGTATAGTGAGGGATGTTGCAAATGTGGTAATTGCGGCAACAGTAGATGTTAAGATCTTTTCCAGTTATACTTTATAGTCCTAATTTCTTTAACTCTTTAATTGTTTCAGCAGCGCTGGTGTGAAGAATCCCAATTCCACCAGCCTCTCGCCATGGACCTATAGACTTCATTCGGTCATCGATTAGAATGGCGTCAGGCCACGCAAACTTGGCCTTTTGGCGGCTAGCGCGCACCACATGAACTTCGCTAGCTCCCGCAAGGTGCTTTGCAACCCACTCACGTTTTTGTTCGGCCACCTCAGCGGGAAACCTGTTTCCAGTAGCTGTTAAAATACTTGGGGAATATTTCTTAACATAATTCCACAACTCGTGCGCATCTGGCATTGGATCAAAGTCTACAAATAATCGTTCACCAGCACCAAGTTTTACGTGAAATTTATCCCAGGCGTGATTATCATACTTGTCATCGTCTCGTAAAGTATGACCGGTTAATTCTTTCATTTTCTTAACTAGATTAGCTACAACTCCATCCATGTCAACATAAATGTGGTAATCACTTGGGGTTAGTTCTTTAAGTCTCATTGTTGTATTTACCCTGCTTGTGCGCCTTAGCCACATCTTTTAATTCAGAGATGTATACTTGCTTTCTTTCGTCTTCGCTACCAATGAGCTGTTTGTATCGTTTAAGAAGCTGTAATGCGTCTTTTAGTTTAACCTCGACCTTTTCCTTCTCGTCTTTTGTGAATCGATATACGGGGAATCCTGCAATGTAGTCCGTGTGCACAATTTTAATAGATTTGAGGTAAGTAATTAAACCAGCTCGATCTGTCACGGTTCTTGCAGCGCTACCTACGTTCTTCTCGATCGCTGTAAGGATGTCCTTATACTTCTGTATCTGGACCGTAAGTTCGTCTGATAATCGCTGATAACGCGTTAGATACCATCCGAGCCGCCAGTTAGTGAACAGTCTTATAGCTTCAACCGGATCAACCTGTAACACAGATTCTCCATCCAGATCAAGAAGAGTGAGGTTTTCAACTTCCTTTGATACTAACTTGAGTCGCTCTCTAACATCTTCTTTTGGTTTTTTGTTATCAATTTTATCTCTGAACTTAACTGTAATCTGGATAACGTCTCTTGAGCTGTCCGTGTATCCCTGAACTATGCCTTGATCCTTTAGTGTGTCAAGATAATCGATAAATTTTTCATGCGAGAGCCCATACGGTAACGATTGTACCAACGCTCGTTTGAAGTCAAGAATTTGAACTTCTCCGTAGAAGTAATACGCAACGTTGCCGCTGCTGATCTCTTCGTATTCCTCGGCTGCATTTTTGGTTGGCTCAAAATATGGCATTATTTCGGGAATGCCTCTTTGTCTTCCCTTTAAGAACATAATCTGTGTATTGATTACTTCTTCCAGCCCCCGAGGCAAAATATTAGTAGCAAAACCAATTGCAATACCTTGCGAAGGATTAAGAAGAGCAACAGGAACGATTGGGAGAAAGTGTGCTGGCTCTTGTAGAGTCCCGTCGTAGTTATCAATCATCGGAACCAATTCTATATCTTTGAATACGACATCTTTGGTAAAATCAGATACCTTGACACTTGTGTATCGACTAGCACCATATGCGGTTGGTCGTAGTAGTGTTCCAAACGCACCATATCCTCTAAAAAGAGGAAAGTTATTACCGTAAGGAGCGGCTAGTGTATTGATTGCTCCCTCTGGTGCTGCGTGAGGATGGAGAGGCATAGTACGACCAGCAAGCGCCGCGCTCTTATACTTCTCACCGTTCCTAGCAGTCCACAGTACGCGTCTACCACCCGCTTTGAGCCCATCTGCAAGAGAGGGAATTGCCCGCATCTGCAAAACGTACAGCGAGTAATTTCGTCGACTTTTATTAATGTAATCAGAAGTTGCCGTTTTCAATTCGTTTCTCTATTAGTTGTACGACCGATTGCAAACTGATTGGTCTGTACCCATGCAGTTCGCAGTTTACGTTTATGTGTTGTGATGATCCACTAGAGTGCATAAAAGATACGTGTTCATGTCCGTGAATGTTCATCACTTTCTTGGGTAGATTATGCATTGGATAGTGGGTGAACACAAGCTGAACAGGCGCAGTTCGATTTGTTACTGGCACATCAAAGTTTGCCAGCAATCTAATTTCGTCGAAATGCAGCTTCTTAACTTTATTTCCCTGTATGTCATGGTTGCCTAAGATTAAAATCTTATATCCATTCATCTGATGAAGGATTTCATTAGCCGCATCATCTTTCATAAACGCAAAGTCGCCAACCCATATACAGACGTCGTTGGGTTGAACATAATCGTTATGGTTTAGAATCATACACTCGTGCATAAGTTCCAGATTAGGATAAGGGCGGTTACTAAATTCAATAATGTTTTTATGTCCAAAATGTTGATCGGACCATGTCCACACGTACCGACCGTCAGCTAGGCATCCGTTAGCCGCGTACTGTAAATCGAGTTCTCGTTTGCCTTGTGGAAGAACTGTTTGGAAGTTTTTCCATGTTTCGATTCCACGCGCGCGAGTCCGAGCACCTTTCGGTCCCTCGACAGGGTCGCTTAGCCACTGAATGTATAGATCTCTGTAATAATTATCGTTCATGTTTTAATACGCAATTTTTGTAAATGAGTCGAGAGACCGCGTTAACGTCCTCAATAGTTTTAATCGGGAGGGAGTAAATGGTTTGAGTAATTGTCACTACTTCCCCCTGCAGCGCTGGGGGTACTTCTATATATGTATCGTTAACGGTTGCTTTGATCTTGTGGGCTCCAATCTGTACTGCAAGGCGCTCAAGAGAGAAACAAATATCCTCTAAAGATAATTCAGAGCCTGATCCATGTATCACAGCAACAGGAGGCGGCAGAGGTTTCTTCCCTGCACAACCAACCAAAGCGATAAAGCACATAAGAATTAAAGTACGCATAAGGGTACTATACAGGGGTTTAAAAGATGGATCAACTAGTTAACTGTTTGATCTTGCAGCCAATTTTTTCTGGCTTCGGCATCGTTACCGAAAAGAAGCTCGAATGTTGCCTTCATGTTTTTGTCGTGTGTGAGAGGAATCATTGTATTGGTTTCCCCACTTAGAATCATATCCCAGTCCTTTCGCTCCATCGAACCGAGACCCTTGTAGTAGTGAACTTCATATCCTGAGTATTTGGATTTCTTCTTCTCATACTCTTCGCGAGTTGCGAAATGTAAACGTGTCTTTCCTTTCGTTAAACAAACGTTAGGAGCCACAAGTCGATGTATAACGGGTCTATCACTATCCAAGAGCTCCGGCCAGAATTGGTAGAACAGATTAGACAGCAGGGTGAAGATGTCATCCCCGTCGAAGTCCGCGTCGGTTGCTATAACAATTTTACCGTAACGCAATTCCTTGAGCTGAGCTTTCTGTCCTGGCACGAGGCCACACGCTGATAATAAGTCAGTTATTTTACCCATCTGTAATACTTGAGCAACTGTACTCCCGTACACGTTGTTAATCTTTCCTGTCAACGGAAAGGAACCAATCGTAGCTGGATCACGTGCCTCTGTAATCATACTTGCTGCAGACTCACCCTCTGTGATAAGCAAACTACAATCTTGTCGGTATCGACTTGTCGCATCAACAAGCCCTTTAATCTTTTTGTTGAAAGATTTTTTATGATCAATAACTGCTTTCTTGTTTGCAGTCAAGTGATGTCGGTCAGTGGCTCGCTCTAATATATTGGCAAGCCAATCTTTGTTTTTGCGAGCAAACGATGACCATTGATCAGCAATCATGTCTGTAATTTCTTTTCGAAGGTTCGGACCGGTAAGTCTTGTCTTTGATTGGGCGTCGTATTCTGGATCAGCAATTTTTAGGTTAGCGAAAATCAACATGTTCTGTCGAATATCGTTTTTTGTGATTTCAATCTTTAGTCGTTTAGCGGATGCGGCCAAGTGTTTTATAGTCTTATCCACAAACGCGTTAATAAACTGAGTATTAACAAGACCACCATCAAATAATAGTGAGCTATTAACCCAAGTGAACATTTGTTCATCAATCGATTCATATATTCCATCAATTACAAAAAACTGTAACTCAAGTCCCTTATCCTTGAAGGAAAATTCATGATACGAACCGCCGTACGCTTTTGTCATTGGTCGAATAAAATCTTCAAATCCTTTTGCGTACTTAAATTTTTCTTTATTGTATTCTACCTGTAATCCTGGGTTAGTAAGAGCTAGCTCAACAGCTTTGTTCTTCATCAATCGTGGATCACACGATACATTACCAAACACTGTGTCATCTAATGTGAAGGATACTTCTGTACCGGTTTTTGTTTTCGGTCCCTTGCGAATGGATGGCTTTCCAATCTTACCTGCACCATCTTCGAACGATTGCACGTACTTCTTACCATCGCGATGAACTACTATGTTGAATTCAGAGCTACAATAGTTCGTACAAGCACTACCAACACCATTTTGTCCAATAACACCCGTCTCTTTATCGCTACCAAAATTTCTACCAGCTCTGAGAGAACCTAGTGCTACTTCTGGTGTGAACTTTCCTGATGAGTGTTTGTCTATTGGAATTCCCCTACCGTTGTCGCCAACGCGATACCAACCTGTGAAGGGTTCTGCCTCTATTTTAAGAATTTTGTTCTTGATGTTAGTTTGCGCAAACTCGTCAATACTATTATCAATAATCTCACCAACTGCCTTGTACACTGCTGGAATGAATTCAATTTCTTCTATCGAAAAATCGTTGTTGTTGAAAAGTGGGATGGGGTATGACGTGGGTGTCATGTTGCCAAGATATACTTGAGTACGAAGTCTAACGTGATCCCTATCGTTTAGGACCTTTATGTCTTCGCTTGTATAATTGCTTTTGGCCATATGCGTAATAATCCTCTTCGTCTATATCTATGTGTATGTCTAAACCTAGCTTCTTCTCAATTTGATCCTTCCACTTGAAGAATCTTTTTCCATGACCCATTACACCATATGTTTCTTGTTCCCATTGGTGAACCATTTCATGAATAAGAGTAGCTAAAAAAGTTCCTCGTTTTTGTATCTCAGAATTTATAGCAATGGTAATTTCTTTTGCTGGACCGACAGAACAATAGCCCCAGTCCTTGTCTGGGACAACGAGAATGTGACTTGGAGGGTACAACTTATTTTCGAAAAGGGCAACATTACAGAGGTTCCACCAGCGTCTAGCCATTCGTTCTGTTAGAAACACAGAATGACCACTGCGCTTATCTAGGTGGTCGCGGATTCGCTCGAGTGCCTCTTTGCTTGTCATTGGTTTTGCAATATAACCTCAGTGTTGTTTCGGCTTGAATTCCTTCTATGGTGTGTTCTCGAAGATTATTATGAACATATATCTGCCCGTATTTAACAATTGCATCCGAAACGTCCTTGATATTATCGGAACTATCTGGTTCCACAGGGAAACTTATTTTCCAGCCTAACTCGAGCGCTCTCTGTGCTATTTCCGCGCCTGACACACCCCTGTCGGGGATATACACCTTGTCCCGATGACTTCTACTTAACCATGCGATTTGCGGTTCGGTCAGCTCATTTCCGAGCAATGCAACGCCTCCAATGTGAAATGCGTCAAAAAAGCCTTCCACCACGTATAATGGGCGATCTTCGTGCTTAAACAGCTGATCAAAGCCATAAATTACTCGATCCTTTGGAGCGCTCGGACTTTCGTATTTTTTGAGAGCGTTTCCGGTTAAATCACGACCTTGATAGTAAATTAGCTTGTTGTCCTTGTAAATTGGAATAATTAGCCGTTTTGCCCATTTTTGTGCAGCCTTAATGAAATTTTGTTTTTGAGACGGTGGACCTGAGTATTGTTTGGGAATTCCTGTTGAAAGGAAGAATGGATAGGAGTCTGGGTCAATCTTTCGATCCTCGAGATAATATCTTGCTATCTCGGCCCAATTCCCCTCAGCTCCTTTTAGCGGAAAGAAATGGTCAGGAGTTGGCAAT